ATTTTGTCAACTCATCCTGAGCATCTATTATTTTTTGTTGCGTAGGATCAACCTTAGACAAACTACTCAAAGGATTGGTAAGGTTTGAATTTTCTGAGTTATCTAATGCTTCTAATGCCATGATTTAATCCTTAATGGGTGGTTCCACAATATTGACATCCAGTGCCACCACCAGAACTTGTTCCTTGATCTAAAGATCCACTTCCAATTGCACCAGGTTTTGGAGTAAGTAGACGACACAAGCTAGTACCAATAGTACTAAATAGATCTTGAGCTGCTTTACTATTCAATCCACACTTACCAAACATCCCAGCAATCGTACTCGCACCACCCAAAGCCGTAGCAAGTGGAGATGTGGCGTATGCCCCAGGGATCGGAGCCGTCTTAATGCAACTCGTTGCTGTTGGCACAGTAAATCCACGAAGAGCACAACCCTCAGCCTTGAGCACACAAAGTGGCATCATTTGCTGATTCTGAGCAATTTTGTACTCTTGGCATCCAAGTGCTGCTAAGTTCTTAGAACACTGAACACCCAAATTAGACTGAGTAGTTGCAAGACAACCCTGTAACTTCCCTGCGTTAATCTGATCCATGATCTGTTTATTGGCACTACAAAGAGCTTGTGTATAGCCTTTCTGAAGGGCACAAGACTGTTGAGCAGTAATGCCTTGCTCTGCGTTAGCCAGTACGGATCCAAGGGCACCTGCACCCCTTTGTGATCCAAATTGACCACTCCCCACAATCCCCGCTGTTGCTTGGGGTGCCAGAACTGAGTTAATGTTATTTTGACCAAGATTACCAATTGCATTGACCACACAGTTGATGTATGGGTTCATGTAGTTTTTGGCTAGTGCGGAAATGCAAGACCCTGCCGCTTGGTTAGCCGTCGCCATAGCGTTGTTCAACTGAGGTTGAAACGCCCCTGAATTCTGAGACGCTGATTGGAATGCTTGTTGTTGCAACGGTTGAGCACCAACGCTTTGCACGTTCCCCGCCGCCTTCTGTGCACACCCCGCCAACTGATTCAGGAAGTTCATGTAGAACCCTGGGGCACTGGTCGCAGTCTGCTGAGTCGTTGTGATCGGAGCTAAAGCACCACCCTGAGTCAGTGATCCACCCCCTCCAGAACTAGCTTGACCTAGATTTGTAGGTGTTGGATTAAAGTTACCAGACGCTGATGCGGTTGGGTTTAAACCTGTAGATGAAAGTGCCATTATTTTTTCTCCATGTATGACAAGGGTGATTTAGCCTTGGGTGGTATTTTATTAGCTGATGCCGATCTTTTGTGTTCACGGATCTTCTCACGCATCTCATCTAGCTTCTTTGCACCCTCTTTGTTTGATCCACCACCCAGTGCGGTCACGAGGGAAGATGGGAATACAAACTCCCCATCAGCAATCATTGCGTTGATGTGACCACCTTGTGAGTGGTTTTCATAGTGCTTATGGGGGAATTGGCTCATGAAGTGGTGCAACGCCTCTGCCCCCGCTTTATTTGACCCATCCCCCAGTGCAGCAACTATATCCGCATCCATCACGTAATCCCCGTCCTTTAGGAGTGCAGGGATATCATCCGACTGACCTGTTCCACCCCCTTGGGCGTAGTATCCAGTATGTCCAGTAATAAAATCAGGTTTGTGTTCGTAATGACCTAAACCACCCATAGAACCCCCATCTTTAGAAAACTTAATATCAGACGTACCTTCAGATATATTTTGTGGCATATAAGGATTAAGGTTTTGTGAGTAAATTTGGTTAAGTTGTGTTGGATCTAATTGTGCTTCATTAGCACCTAAAGCTTGTTCTAAGGGGGATTTATTCAAAACTGTTCCAGTCGATAAAAGACCTGCCGTAAGTGGGTTATAAGCAGATGATCCCAAAGGAGAAGAAGGAGCACTAGAACTACTAGATCCACCAGATCCACCAGATACAGAAGAAGCAACTGAATCAATAGGACTACTAGATGATCCTCCAGATGTAGTTGATTTACCTCCTGTAGAAGTTGATGTACCAACTGTTGAATCTGCTAATGGATTGTTTGGTAATGTTGCAGGTGTAAGGATGGTAGAAACTTGTCCAGTTTCTGGGTTTGCTGTTGTGGTAATAACATTGTTACCACTTTTATCTAACTTACTAAGTTGATCGGTTGTTTGTTGTGCCACTCCAGTAACGGATGGATCGTTGATAAACGAGTTTGGATCTCCCATTACAACTTGAGAATTTGGAGGAGTTACACCCATTTGTGATAACACGCCACCAGAGGTATCTACAGTTAAACCTTGACCTCCACCCATAGCAGTTAAATTTGGTGAATCTGGTGCTGTTAAACCATCTGTTGAAGTTGCTTGTAACCCCAATCCATCAGATGTACCTGATAATGCATAGGTGTCTGATAACGGTGCATTGGTTGGTGTTGGTGGTATATCATTTAAAGCACTAGGCAATTGTGATGTATCTATAGTGCTTACAGGAGCAGGTCCTGTTGTTGTATATGGATTGATTGATGCCGCAGCGTCACCCAGTCCCATGTTTATAGCACCTACAGTTCCAGAAGCTAGGGAGTTTTGTAGATTTTGACCTTGAGCTAGGCTAGCTGCGGTCGTCAAAGCACCTGTAGTTACATCCTTAGCAATCTCACTTGGCAAACCAGTGTAGTTAGATATATTACTTGCTATATTAGATGTTGTTGATGATCCTGGGTTATAGGCACTAACCGCCATACTAACCAAATCATTTGTTAGATTTTGCTTTCCACCAGAAGCATCTTCAATAGTTTTAACCAATGCCCCAGACCCAGGGACTATCGCATTAGCCATTAACGCTGCCACATTCTCAGGAGACGTAACAGTATTTAATACATTACCAATAAAACTATCGCCAAACATTCCAGAAGCACTAGATTGTTGGATGTAATTGGCATAGTTTGTTAAATCATTCTGAATCGTGTTTGCATCTACACCTTGAGATGCTAAAAACTTAAAACTTTCATCTATTGAATTCTGATCACCATTGCCCAAGGCATTAAACAAATGATTTTGCTCAACCCATTGAGTAGGGTTAGCCATTGCATCTTGCAATGTTTGATTTCCATTTCTACCATTTATTGCATCAGATAGACCAGGGATAGCAGCAATCGTATCATTGGAATACCCCAATGTAGTGTTAGGAGCATAAGTGGTTATGGGAACATCACCTCGCCCTAAAACTGTAGTTGCATATTGCGTTGTATCTAATGCCATATTAATAAATGCTCTGTTGATTTTGTGAGACGTTCATTATCCCAACCACTTGTTTTGCCCACTCTCGCCAATCCTCATATCCTCTAGGATCAGGTACACCACTTTGTACAAAGTATCCAATCCCTTGCATACCACTTGCCCAGTCTCTCCAATGATCCTCTGGAACAGTTCCCAATTGATTTGAGGCAAACTGTTGAGCCATAGAAGCACACCATAAATCCCAAGTTACCCCACGAGGGTCATACGTTGTTGTCATATGCGATTCCCCTTTTTTGCATTTTCAGAAGCGGTCAAAATTTGCAAATTCCACGGCACGTGTAAACCAAATACTGTTTTCCCTTGCAGTGGAACAATGTGATCAACCTCATAATCTAAACCAATACTTCTCAATGCGGAGCAATATTTATAAATGCTTTCCATCTCAAATTTTTGTCCAGGGTTGAGCCAAAAAGGTGTGCGTTGTAATTTTGCAATTTTTCTATTGCGTGTTTTCATTGCAAACTTTTCTGGGTTTGCCTTGGCGTATTCAACTTCACGCAATCGTTCTTGCTGTACAAAATTTGGATTAAGACGGAGAATTCTTTGTTTAAGTTTTTTAGCTTCTTTGACTTTAGGTAAACTATTATATTTATATCTATATACAGACTCTTTGGCTTTGTATTCAGGCGTCGAACGCAATTTTTTAAAATATTCGGATCGTTTAATTTTTATTTCTGGCAAAGAACTATGTGCGTTATCGTGAGAGCGTTTACAAGCTTTGCAATGAGATGTGTATTTCCCCGCTTGATCGCTACGTTTGTAGAAAAGATCAATCGTTTTGGTTTCTTTGCATTTGGTACAGATTTTAGTTTCCATTACGGTGATCCCGTTCCACGCTCATCACCCATATCCACACTGAGTAAGCAATTACCCAACTGATAATCTCCACCTTGTGTGTTGCTTCCAATCACAAGTCTCATCTCACGACGTTGTTCTTTCATGTCAATCTTAAGCGTGGACGAAGTAAAGTAATACGGTGTCGATGGACTGTCCACATCATCCGCATACCCCTTACCCGTCACAATCAAAGACATTTGCCCTGATTGTACAAAGTCAGGCTCAAAACGCTCTAATCTAATCCACTTGTTGTCGTTAATCAGTTGCTGAGTGCTGAGTCCACCACCCACCCAACCCAGTGAGTTGGTTGTAAAGTAAGAGTTGATTGCGGTCACCTGAGTAAGATAAATTTGATCCTTACCCGTCTCGTGTTGCCACAAAATATAAGACTGAGTCATGCTGACAGACATAGTCAAACCAGATCCACCAGAAGGAGATCTTGCAGTTGTGGTGAGCGTTCCAGATAAAACAGAGGAATACAACCCTCCGTTTTGAATGCTTAAACCCGTAACAGCACTTCCAGATATTGTGGTTACGCTAAAAACCGTAGGGCTACCAGTGCCCCCATTAAGAACCACCACATCCCCAACCGCATATCCACTTCCACCACTGACAATTGTTTCTGATACAACTTGGTAGCCAGAGGATGTGTTCCCTCCCCATATCGGATAAGGAAACACCTCTGAGAACACCCCAGCGGATCTCTGTGCACCTATCGCCTGACCTGAGTCATACCAAATCTTCTCTCTGACGTTATAGATAATAGCGTCAGTGCACTCCGTTGCCGTACCCCTTGGGTAGAACCACCAAATCTCACCCCACCGAGTTACCTTAGTTGCCCATACCTTTTGTCGTTGAGCAAAATTAATATTGTCAAAAAAGTAGTTTATGTTGACAGTGTTCTCAACCTCTTGGACAACACCGTTGTAAACAAAGAATCTATCCACTCCAACCCAATAATACAAACCATCATACTCAACCACGGAGTTGGAGGACATGATGGTGGTCGCTGTGGAGATAATATCGTACCTCCAGTAAAGCGTAGAACTGCTTACAGTTTGCGGAGAATAGCTTACCCTAGTCAACTGATCTAGTGACCAAAAAAGACCTGAAGGAGACGTTGTACCACCCCTCAGAGGCATTCCCTTAACGACTTTGGTTCCTGATACGTTGTTGGCATTGGAGTCAGCACCAACCCAGTTGTTAAAGTTCCCTGCGGAACAATTCTGTATCAGTCCATTATTCCCATAAACAAAAAGGTAAGGGTAGAGCATACAAGCCCCACCCGATACAGAGATATTGTTGTTAAAAGTAACCGTAACGCCTGATCCACTAGACATAGATGCCGACACAGTTACCGTGGTTGTTCCACTTGCAACCGTGACAGCGGTAACGTAGGTTCCAGTGGTTATCCCCGTACCACTAACGGTTTGGTTAACCCCAATCAAATAATTAGCTGAGGAGATGGTTATAGTCGTACCAGACAAATTACCCGTTGCTGTAAACACCCCAACTTGGCTCAGTGCTGAATAAGGAAATCCTCCCACGAGCACAGGCGTATTGGTTGTGTTGTCAATGTTGGAGAGGTTTTGACCTGGGTGGGCAACAATGTTTAAAACCCCCGTTCCGTTAGGATCAAAGCCAAGGTCAAATTGCCAAAGATTGTTGGCGTTAGCTGTAAAGTTGTTGAGCGTAATGGTCGTTGGTCCAAACCCCACGCCACCATTATTCCCCGTTTGCCAACCACTCAAATAGTTAGAATCTCCAGAATAAACATAGTTAATTCCGTTCTGGGATTGCATCACCATCCCACGAGAGATATTAGGTGCGTTTAAAAAAATAGCGTTGTACCCACCAATCTTTCTTGGACGAGCACGTTGAAACCTTACCCACTGACCATCAACAAAAGAAGGCGAAGCAAACTGCGTCCCGTCACGTTGTATGCCAGGTTTGACGTTAAGGATTGCTACCTTTAATGTCAAAATGCACCCCCAAGAACACCTGAAGTCAATAACCAACCATTCGTGTTCGCACTACCAATGCTCGTACCACCAGAGGTAAATCCAATCGTATTACTAGATGGTAGATATAAACCCGTAGTTGTATTGCCAAGGAAATTGACGGATGGAGCACTAGCACTTCCAGTCGCAAAAGTAATGGATGTAGCACTTGTGAAAGCCAAGCTATTGGCGTTGTAGACGTTCTTACCATCGCAGATCAGCATTACAGTGGTGTTTTGGCTAACCGTTGCTGTAGAGCCACCAGACACGCCAGTGGAGATGGTTACTGTGTAAGAACCTGTTGTATTGTTGCTAAAGGCGTAGAGTTGAACGGTCGCTGGGACATAAACGGTCGTATTCCCATTCAAAGCACCCGTATAGTTCTGAATCGTATTAGACGCCTGTGCAGATGTTAAGGTATACGTGTACGGAGAAGACAAACCACTCAGCGACAAAGCCAACTGTGTATAAGCAAAACTGTTTGATCTTCCGTAACCAAATGAGTAAAAACCCGTAGATCCATTGGATACGATAACAATAGATTCTGTTAACTGTAACTGTTGGTTAGAGTTACCGTCTATCGTGTCAGATCCAGTTGGGGAGATCGTGACAATTCCAGTACCATCATTCTTAACAACCACGTACCAGTTTGAGCCAACAACGGATGAGCTTGGTAGGTTGATCGTACCAACCCCTGCAGACCAAACATAAAACGTAGCCCTACTGTTGATGTTCAGGGTTGATGTTGTGTATAGAGTACTTATTGGATAAGCAGTGTTTAAAGTGCTTCCAATTGCTGTTAGCCCATACCCAGCGAGTGTTGACGCAGACGCTGAGGATGTACCCACACCCATTGCGATATTGCCCCAAGTCCCTGCGGTTGAATTATTGTTAGTAACGTAAATATAGTAAGTGTTGACCGTTGCACTCGTTGGGGCAACAGGGATGCTGATAATCGTGCCTCCCGTGTAGTCGGTTACCGTAAAAGAATACTGACCAGAGGTGCCGACGTTTCGGATAATGATGGCTTGACCGACGGAGACTTGACTCGCTGGGGGCATTGCCACAATAAGCCCAGAGGATGTGGCAGTGATTTCGGTAATGTTAGCTGCTACGTTGGTTGAGGTCGTCCCGTTGACCGGCCAATTCAAATACGTAATCGAACCCGAAGATCCACTAATCGTCAACGCCTCATACCCAACCTGTGATGGAGAGATCGTCTGTCCTGTGAACGGATTTACATATGCGGTCATAATTAACTATCCTGTACTACGGTTTGTCTATCGCCCACACGGGTAATATCTTCTGACTTGAGCATATTCAGTGCGTTTTGATACATCTGTTGCCAAGTTGGGATTCTTGCGTCGTTCTTTAAGAACGGTGTCATCTGAAGTAAAGTTCCAAAAAGTAACGCATTTGGAGCATTCTGAGTCAACCAATTGGTCTGGTTGGTGCTAGATAAAGGTAAGATTCTTTCGTAAAAAAGAACCTCAAAAGCATATGATTGATCTGGTGTTGGTGCTATGTACCAATGATCATAGTCATAGTCAGCGTAATAGATAGGGGGTGCAGTATTAGAGCTATTTGTCCAATAAGAGGTCAAATACTCGTACTTTCTTAAGAAAATAGGTTGCTTATTGCCACTCGCATCCGTGTACTTCATGGATACGGTTTTACGCCAACGAGCGGGTTTGGGGATTACGGGATTCCCTGCCGTTAAGGTACTCTCAGCAACATTAAGTTGACCTAAAGTCTTGATTTGTTGAGCAATTTCATACTCACATAAACTGATAGCGACAGGAACTTGGTTCACTACCGCTGTATCATTCCTCTCCAAATACTGATAAATAGTAGTTGTGAGGTTGTCATATGTGAAAGCAAACGAAGGTGTATTCGTTATGGATGAAATTGTCATTTAACCCCCTAATATACGCCTATTTTAGATAGTATCGGGGGAAAAGTCACCCCAATTCATTACGCATAAACTCGTGTGCCTGATTTGTCAATAATCAACTTTGATTTTTTGGGTGTGTCGCCAATATGCGTAACCATCGACACATGTGTCCAACGATCAAATTCACGGATAACCTGTTGGTAAGGCAGATCAGAGGCAATAATTGCCTTGGTCACCTCGTCTGGGGTCATCCCTGGGACTCGCAGATCCGCTGCACAGCCTCTCCTATGATCAGACGTATTCTTAGACCCCACCGCATTATTAACCGCCTCAGACCTAAAGGCACTGTTAACCATGATTGGCTTACCACCAAGCACCTTTTTAACTTCCTCAAGGAAATCAGCTAAACGAGGCAGATTAGCCACCGCATTGATGATCTCCTCTTTGCCGTCCACAATGCACTTCTCGTGCTCTGTAGGCGTATTATCCAACTCACGGTGATCGGTGTGAGTTAGTTCCTCAAGTGTGAAATTAGGACTGAGATTCATTTTGTGCCTTTCCAATATGGATACCTGTAATTAAACCTAAAAAGCCACCACAGATGGATTGGAACGCAGGTCCAACAATATCAAAAACAATCTTGTCATCCACAGTTGGATCAAGAACCGCTTGGACAAACATCCAAATCATTGATGCAATAACCCCCATCAAGGAGAGAGTTGCAATCATAGTTACACATCCTTTTAGCGTCCATTCTTTCATTGTTTACTCCTTACTTCGTTGTAGATGTCAATACAGGCGTTGAGGGAACGGATGGCTTTGTCTCCGTCTGAGGCGATGGTGATAAGAGCGTTAGCAACCTCTGGGTCAAGTTCGGCTCTTGTTTCTGTACCTCCTGTGGCAGAGGTGGAATCTGTGCTGACTTGTACGCTACGGGTGGCGATTGACAACCGCACAGCACCACTAGCAACATCAGACTGTAATTTAGTAATCTCGGCTTTAGCTTGATCATTTGCCTTCCTTAATTCAGTTGCATGGTTATCGGCTATTTTAACCATCTCGGCTTCTTTTTCACGCTCAATCAGGTTCAGTCTAGCCACCTCAGCCTCTTGCTCAATATACGCCTGATGGTGACCATAGAAGTAACTACTGATCACCACAGACAAAATACCTATCAATATCCAAGGATTCGTTAAACTAAACATTATTTTTCCTTCTCAGCCTCTACTTCTTTTTTCAGCTTTTCTATTCTCTTGATGTTGGATTCCATCAAAATTCTCTCTTGACGAATATCCATGTACATGAAACCAAGAACAGGAATAATCAAAACAAACAACAATGCCAATATCACAATGATCAGTACATACGCCCATGACTCACTCGATGAAGTGCCCACATAAAACCCATTAAGTAAATTGCCACAAACGCTATTGCAACGGTACAAGCCACTTTAAACCACTCTTTTCGCTTTTTTTCTGCAATTTCCTCTTCTATTTTCTTCTTATTGCGAAAATAAGCCCTTCTAGCAACCAACTGTTCTTGTTGTACAGTTCCAATCATTTCCCTCACACGGGTGTACAAATCCTTCAGTTCAGGGGGCACTTGATAAATCATGTACTCCCTTAGTTCTACTTGCATCTCTTCCATTCTGGTCATTGCAAGAACCCTGTTAATTGCTCTTTCTGTCTGATCCCCATTTGGATCGTAAACAGTCTTTGACTTTTCCTCCTCATCCGCAATATGCATCTTGAGAGCGTTATAAGCCTTGTAGAACGCTGTCAAATTCTTGCTGATCTCAGAGTACAGAGCCGTTGGATCAAACTCCTGTGTCTTCTTCTTTGCCTGTTTAACAGGTCTTAAATCCTCTAGCTTTCTTTCTTGCTCTTTAGAAGCAAACAAATTCTTGAAAAAACCAAAAATGCCACCGACTTCCTTGCCAATCGCCTTGACTTCGTTAGCCGTCTTGACAACGTCTTTGACAATGGCTTGTCCTTCTCGGAACATCTCACATCCTTGCTTGATTGCTTTGAAGGCAATGTTGGCGGTGGCGATGAGGGTGAACGGGTCAATTTTCTAAATCCCGAAGATCTTCTTTATGAACTCGGCAGCGACCCCTGGACCAAGGAGAACGCAGAGCATAACCCCATAGAGCAAATACTCTATCTTAGTCATCCTCTTCTCCCCAACGGCTAACGAGGACTGAATCTCTCTGTACCTCTCAGCACAGATTTTTTCATGAACTGATAAATTATGATCAGTTATTGAAATCATTTTGTCATAGTCCATAATAAAATTAATAGGTCCTTTTTGCAAGTCAATCTCTGCATCCATTATTTACTCGGTTGGCAAGTAAGTGAGGAAGGTGCAACTGTTGCAATAACAGATGATTCTGTTGTCGTTACTGCCTGTACAGGTTCCTCAACAGGTTCCTCAACAGTAGCAACAGGTATCTCATCTTCTGGAGTTGGATCAGAAGGTGTTGGCTCTGGATCTGGAAGAATAGGGGAGAAAGCTGTCTCCACACCTACTGGCTCTGGATCAGGACCAGGTTTTGCCTCTGTAGGCATAGCATACTTTTGCTCAAGGAAATCCATAAACCTGTGGATCTCGTCCTGAGCTTCAGTTTCAAACTCTTTTAAATGTTCACGGATGTCCTTGAGAAATTGCATATTTACCTCTTAGTTAGTTGGTGCTTCTGGGGGTGTTTCTGGGGGTACTTGAGCTTGGAGTTGACCAATAATCTTCTGCGTCAGCGGCCACGCATTCGAACTCGTAGGCAACTGACCCAAAACATTAATAATGTCCTTAATCTCACCCTCAAATAATTCAAGTTTTAAAGTTTCCATGTGTCATCCTAGTTTTTTTCCGTCAAAGATG